ATTTCTAGTATTATTGCGGTCAGTGTTCTTGCTACTCCTGTAGTAGCAGAAGCCAAGGGTCGTGGTGAACACCGCACTGAACGCCACGAGCGCAAACGCGGCAATCATATTAATACGGGCGAAGCTATTGCTATCGGTCTAGGCGCATTTATTCTTGGTGCTGCTATTAAAAACAACAATAGCCGCGACGAGGAAGTTGAGCGCGAAGTTTATGACCGCGAGTATCAATATCACTATCGTAACCGTGATGCATATTATCGCCGCGACCGTAACTGCCGTACCACAGAAGTTACTGAATATGACTACTACGGCAATCGATATATTCGCCGTGAGCGCCGTTGTTTCTAAAAGAATCGCTTGACATTTGGTCGCGAATCGACTATAGTAAATTATATGATTGATTGATGAGGTTTTGTGATGTCCCAGTTTGCTGAAAAGTCGATTCTCGCCAAGTTGTTGGCGACAGAAAATATCCATGTAGAACACCAGAAGACAAGTACCGCTTACTTCAATCTGGAGACCCGCACGGTCGTGCTGCCGATCTTCAAAGAGACTTCGGCTGACCTTTATGACCTGCTAATCGGCCATGAAGTCGGTCACGCTCTTGAAACGCCTGCTGACGGCTGGCACTCCAGCATCTCTGAGAAGGGTGTGGGCTTCAAGTCTTTCCTCAACATCATTGAAGATGCTCGTATCGAACGCAAGATGAAGAACCGTTACCCCGGTCTTCGTCGGTCGTTCTACAATGGTTACCAAGAACTCTTCGAAAAGAATTTCTTCGGTGTCGAAGGTATGGATGTCAATAAGCTAAAGTTCATTGACCGCATCAACCTTCACGCCAAGGTCGGTTCGTTTTTGAACGTCAAGTTCTCGGACGAAGAACAAGCGATTGTCAATCGTCTTGACACCCTTGAAACGTGGGAAGATGTGGTTGCTCTCGCCAGCGAACTCTACGAACGTGCCGAAAACTCGACCGAAGAACTTGACTTCGAACAATTCATGAACGCCCTTGGTGATATCATGGAAGATGGTGACGGTGAATTCGACCCGAGTGCGGACTACGTTGAAGTTCCTAATTCGGACAACTCCGATGACAAAGAAAAGCCACAGACGCCTTCTTCTACGGGTCAGAAATCAGAAGACGAAACAGAAGAGCCTAAGTCTTCATCGTCCGATGATACCGAAGAAAAGTCAGAAGAAAAGTCAGAAGAGAAAGAAGGCGGTTCGTCTGATGACAGTGAGTCTGATGATACAGAAGAAAGCCCTGAGCCGACTTCGTTCACCGATGAGAACTTTCGTCGGAATGAAGACAGCCTGCTTGATGCAAACGCCCGTGAGACGTTTTATGCCAAGCTCCCTATTCTGAACCCGGCTGATTTTATTGTCGGTATTAACACCGTTGAAAAGATGTTGAAGTTCTCTGTTGGTGGCGCCGCATACCGAGCAGGCAAGACTGCTGAACAAGTCAAGATGGAACTCTACAAGGAGTTTCTTGCCAAGAACAGCAAGTACCTTAGTTCAATGGCACAGGACTTTGAACGTAAGAAAAAAGCCAAGTCGCTTATGCGCGCCCAGACTTCCAAGACTGGCCGCATCAACATGGACAAAGTGTGGGCTTACAAGATTACAGAAGACCTGTTCTTACAGAACACGGTTGTTCCTAATGGTCAGAACCACGGCATGCTTCTGTACCTTGATATGTCGGGCAGTATGTCTTCCAACATGTCTGGTACCATGGAGCAGCTGGTTCTGCTGGCTTCGTTCTGCCAGAAAGTTCGCATTCCTTTTGAAGTTTACGGCTTCATCACAAACTCTAGCGCACCACAAACGTATTTCGATACAGTGCGCAGCCGCAATAACTTGTCGGACCCAAACAACCTGATGATTTCTGACCCCAGTTTCCGTATGCTCCAGCTGGTGGCTACCGGTGTTTCTGGCGGTAAGTTCAAGACCCAGATGGCAAATCTTTTGGCTCTCGGTAATTCTTACAGCCGCAGTTTTCATGACCTTTATCTAGACGGTACCGCTGCCAATTCTTTTGGTCTTGGCAGCACTCCGCTAGAAGAAGCCATTCTGCTTGGCCGTTACATCGCCGAAGACTTCAAGAACCGCAATCGGGTTGAAGTTCTTTCGTCGGTATTCTTGACCGATGGTGAAGGTGATTGTAACTTTGAAACTGTTGGTCATCACAATGATTATCACCGTAAGAACCTAGCTATTGTTGACTCTAAGACTCGTCGCACATTTTTGCAGCAATATGATGGCAATAGCTATCGCAGCAAGTCTTATTGCAAGGCTCTTTTAGACCTGTATCGTGAGACCACGGGTTCGCGAATGATTAACTTTTACCTAATGGGTTCTTATGACCTCAAGTATTTCTTGGCTCGTTCGCTTCTCTCTGGTGTTGCAAGTGATGCCGCCCGCAAGGCTTTCAAGAAGGAGAGCGCCGCTCTCCTCAAGAACACCAATGGCTTTGATGACCAGTTTCTGATTAAGGCTGGCAGCAGCCTGCAAATCACGGAAGATACTCTGACTGTAGACTCCAACGATAAGAAGGAACTGACCAAGGCTTTCAAGGCCTTTCAAGATAAGAAATCTATCGGTCGTGTGATACTGACCAAGATGGTCGAAGCGGTAGCCTAAAATTACCGCTTGACTTCTCCATCGATTCTGCTATTATAAAATAGTAGACAGAAGAGAGAAAGTGATTCGCTATGAATAATGTTGACACAAAAGGCATTTTGTTCTTGACATTTGGTCGCGAATCGTCTATAGTAAATAATGTGATTGATGATGTTTGTTTGTGAAAAGGTGATTTTATTATGATTAATACCCGTGAAGACATGTTGTCTGCCCTTCGTGCCGTCGATACAAATGGTGGTGTCTTTCGAAAGAAAGATGTTATCGCCGTGTCCAATTCTCTTGGACTCAAGAGCCGAATTGCAGACAAGATTATGGAAGAGGGCGAGAAGATTTCTCGTGGCGTTTACGATTTATCGGCTGCAATGGTTGGCGTGACTGCCAAGCCTGCACCTGCGATATCGCAACCAGTTGCTGAGATTATCTCGAAGCCCGTAGCCAAGACTGTGATGCAGCCTAAACTGGAAGTCATTATTGACAATCTGGTTCCTCGTCTTGATGCGACCTACGTTCCGTTTGGCTTTTACACCGACCTGATTAAGGTCCTCAAGGCAGAAGCCTTCTATCCCACGTTCATCTCTGGTCTGTCCGGTAACGGTAAGACCACGATGGTCGAACAGGCTTGCGCTAAGTTGAAGCGCGAATGTCTCCGTGTCAACATCTCGGTCGAAACCGATGAGGACGACCTGATTGGTGGCAACACCCTTGTCGATGGTAACGTAGTGTACCGCGAAGGTCCTGTTCTGACTGCCATGAAGCGTGGTGCAATTCTTATTCTTGATGAAATCGACCGCGGTTCCAACAAGTTGATGTGCATCCAGGCTATTCTGGAAGGCAAGCCTTACTTCAATAAGAAGACTGGCGAGACTGTTTTCCCCGCTAAGGGCTTCAACGTCATTGCAACGGCTAACACTAAGGGGCGTGGTTCAGACGATGGCAAGTTCATCTCGGCCCAGATTCTTGATGACGCCTTCCTTGAGCGTTTCGCCATCACAGTTGAGCAAGAATACCCATCGGCTAAGGTCGAAAAGAAGATTGTTATGAACAAGATGGAAAAGGCTGGTGCGATTGATGAAGAATTCGCCGACAACCTTGTTACTTGGGCTGAAATCATCCGTAAGACTTTCTACGATGGTGGCATTGACGACCTGATTTCGACTCGCCGTCTTGAACACATTGTTAACGCCTTCGCCATGTTCAAGTCTCGCCAGAAGGCAGTTGAACTTTGCGTAAACCGTTTTGATGGCGATACCAAGTCTGCGTTTCTTGACCTCTACAGTAAGGTTGATGCCAAGATTGACACAGGCCCTACCGATAACGTCAATGAAGACGCATTTTTTGAAGAGACACCGTTCTAAGGAGATAGTATGACAATTAAATATAAGTATAACGAAGGTGACCTGCTTCGGCAGGTCACCGAGTATGTGAACGCCACTTATGGGCAGCACTATTCGCAGAACAAGTACCAAGCTACCGAGTTTATCATTGATGGTGGACACGGTGTAGGCTTCACGGTTGGAAATATCATGAAGTATGCCCAGCGTTATGGCCATAAGGGAACTCCTGAAGACTGGCGTAAGGACCTGATGAAGGTCATTCACTATGCCATCATTGCACTGCATGTCCATGATAAGTCACAACAGCCCAGTCTAGCAGGACTTGACATGGATGTCAACCTAGAAGTAGAAGGTCTTACTTTCACTGGTGTATTACCATCTACGATATCCGGCGGTACGATTTCTGCTACTTTGCCTACCTCTACGCCCGACTGGTCAACTTATAATATGGGCACCAGTTCTCTCTTGACAACTGACACAATTTCTGTTATAACAAATACTGGTACTAAGACCAACAAGAAAAAAGGTTAATATATTATGAAAATTTCTAATGAAACACTTTCTCTTCTAAAGAACTATGCTGGTATCAATACCAATATTCTGTTTCGACGGGGTAATGTGATTGGTACCGTTAGTCCTGGGAAAAACATTTTCTCACGTGCCACGGTTACTGAAACCTTTCCGCGTGAGATTGCCATCTATGACCTGAATAGCCTTCTGGCACTTCTGACCCTTATGGAAGATCAGGACGTAGATTTTGGCGAGACTAGCATCAAGGTTAGTAAGGACGGCTCGAAGTTCGAATACTTCTATTCCGATCCTGGCACCGTGACCGCTGCTCCCGACAAAAACCTTGAGATTGAACCTGTGTGGTCGTTCGATCTTTCGGCGGATGCAATCAGTATGATTCTCCGCGCCGCATCAATCACCTCGGCACCAATCATCAGCATTGTATCGGATGGCGCTCAGGTTCAACTCAAGGTTGGCGACCCCACTAATTCATCTGCAAACTCCTACACTAAGACTATCAGCACCGATCCCGCTCCTGTGTTTGATTGCCGAGTGAAGACCGAGAACCTCAAAGTCCTCTCTGATAACTACACTGTCACGCTCGGTAAGAAGCGCGCCATGGAGTTTAAGAGCAAGGGTCGCGAACTCGTTTATTACATTGCAATGGACCCTACTTCCTCTATTTAAGGAGAAATAATATGACTAAGTTTGAATTCACATTTAATGCCCGCATTCCTTATGATGCAGAAGAAGACCCTCGTGATGTAACCATTGCGTTTACCACCAGTGACCTTGATGAAGTTGTTCGCCAGTTTAACAAGCTCCTCATTCTTAATGACTTTGATGCGCAGGTAGCTGTGGTATAATGGCAGAGAAGTTTAAATTTAAGCGGGAGTGGGACGATGAAGCCAGCGACCAGGAACTACCTGAGATTGTTCCTGCAGTAGTCTTCAAGACCCGTGTCCGCGATGACTCGATTGAAGGTCCTAACCCATTCCGTTGGGAAGATAAGACAACCTATGATTACTTCGCTGGTAAGCGTGTAGTTTTGTTCTCTCTTCCTGGTGCCTTTACTCCAACATGTTCGACCTACCAGTTACCTGGTTTCGAAAAGAACTTTGCTGAGTTTAAGGCACTTGGTATCAAGGACATCTACTGTGTATCTGTCAATGATTCCTTTGTCATGAATTGCTGGGCGAAAGATCAGAAGATCAAGAAGGTTAAGATGATTCCTGATGGTTCTGGTAAGTTCACTCGTAAGATGAGAATGAATGTCCAGAAGGACAATCTTGGCTTTGGTGAACGTTCATGGCGATATGCTGTTATTGTGAATAACGGTCAGATTGAGAAGTGGTTCATTGAAGGTGATGTAGTTGAGGACAACTGCGCGGATGATCCTTATGGTGTGACTTCACCAGAAAATATTCTTGACTGGTTGCGCAATAACTGATATAGTGAATACTGGTCACTAAGCCAGCGTCCGTGGATGCACTAACATCGCGACGGACATTTTATTTTATTATGGAGAATCATTATGCGTGAAGACTTCCTCTGGGTTGAGAAGTATCGTCCTCGTAAGCTGGACGATTGTATCCTTCCCGATGAACAACTGAATACCTTTCGCCAGTTTGTGGCAACTGGTGAGATTCCCAATATGCTCCTGTGTGGCTCGGCTGGTGTAGGTAAGACTACTATCGCCCGAGCCATTTGTGAAGAATTGGGATGTGATTATATCGTTATCAATGGTTCAGAAGAATCTGGTATCGATGTTCTCCGTACCAAGATTCGTGAGTTTGCATCCTCTGTCTCGTTTAGCGGCAAGACTAAGGTTGTTATTCTAGACGAAGCGGATTACCTGAATCCAAACTCCACTCAGCCAGCCCTTCGTGCCTTCATTGAAGAGTTTGCTAACAACTGCCGCTTCATCTTTACCTGTAACTTCAAGAACCGTATCATTGCACCTCTGCATAGTCGAACGGCCGTGATTGAATTCAAGCTGACTAAGGCTGACCGACCCAAGATGGCTGGTCGTTTCATGAAGCGCCTCGGTGACATTCTTGAGACCGAGAATGTGCAGTATGATGACAAGGTTGTGGCAGAAGTTCTCAAGAAGCACTTTCCTGATTATCGCCGTGTCCTTAATGAACTCCAGCGTTACAGCGTAGGCGGTACAATCGATGCTGGCATTCTAGCCAACGTCCAAGAAATCAATATGAAAGAACTGGTTGATGCCCTTCGCGGTAAGGACTTCAAGAAAGTCCGTCAGTGGGTTGTAGATAATATCGACAACGATGCTGGCATCATCTTCCGTAAGATTTATGATACCCTTCTTGATGATGTCAAGTATCCTGCGGCTCTTATTGTTCTATTGGCCGACTATCAATACAAGTCTGCTTTCGCCACCAACCAAGAAATCAATCTCGTAGCCTGTCTGGTTGAGATTATGGCTGGAGTGGAGTGGAAGTAATGGACGGTATTCTAGAGGGCCTTGGTGATCCAAAGGTAGAATACAAGCCAGAAGATTATGTGGAGAAAAAAGCCAAGATTTCTCCCTTTGATTTCATCAACGATATTAACCACAAGAAGACCAATCTCATAGTAGATGAGTGGTCAGAGAAGCAATACAACCCGTGGATCATCAATCGCGGATTGAGTTTCAGTGCGGACACTGTTATTCCAGCCAACGAGATGAACTGCCGCCCACACCTTGATAAAGCACTGCAAAATACTTTTCTTATAAATACAATTAGGTCTAGAAAGCGTTTTGATAAATGGATCAAAATTGAAGACGATGCCGAAGTTGAGATGATCAAGGAGTATTATGGCTATAGTAATGAAAAAGCTAGTCAGGCTCTTACAATTCTCTCCGAAGAACAAAAGAAAACAATAAAAGAGAAATTGTATAAAGGTGGTAGAAAATGAGCGAAGATTTTTTTGATATTAACTATCCTGGGTATGCTCCTTTGGAAGTTAAGTTGGGGAATCCAGACGACTTTCTAAAGGTTCGTGAAACTCTTTCGCGTATTGGGGTAGC